CCGCACTGGTGGATGCCTCCCCGGCCTTGGTAGCGGCGGTGGAAGCGCTTCCCGCAGCGGCGGTGGCCTGCTGGGTGGCAGTGTTTGCCGCAGCGGTGGCCGTCTTTGTGGAGGCCTCCACGTCGTTCAGGGCCGCGGTGCGGTCCCGCGCGATGTCCTGCAAGGCGGCGGTATGCTCCGTCTCCGTGTCCTGCAGGGCCCGCTTGGCGGCGGTCTCGCTGGTCTTGGCGGCGGTCTCGCTGGCGGCGGCGTTGGTCTCGCTCAGGGCTGCTGCGTCCTCGCTCTTTTTCGCCGCCTCTTCACTGTCCTTTGCCTTTTCCGCACTAGCCTTGGATGCACTCTCACTCTCGGCGCTTTTCTTAGCGCTGTTCTCAGATGCCTCTGCGCTCTTTGCTGCCGCTTCCTCACTTTTCTTTGCCGCAGCAGCACTGTTTGCAGCCTTTTTGGCATTTTCCCCGCTCACCCGCACGCTTTCTTCCATGCTGGCGGCAGAGTTCGCTGCTTCTTTAGCAGATTTGGCCGCTGCTTCCTCACTGGTCTTGGCCGCGTTCATGCTCTCCAGCGCCTTTTTGGCGTACTTCGTCACCTCGGCCACGAACTGTTCATAGATGCTCGGCGTAATGCTCTCGGTGGTCGTGTCGGTGTCGATGGTGTCATAGCAGGTGTACTTGCCGGGCTTGGTCATGGCAGTGTAGCCGCTGTCGTTGATGGCCAGCAGCATCCAGGTGCCCTCTTTTTCCAGTGTCCAGCGCCGGTCTACCAGTGCGCTGTTGTTCTCGTCCAGGATCTGCGGGTCCGGCTTTGTGCCGCTCAGGCGCTGCACATGCAGGGTCACGGTGCAGTTCTTCCACTCTTCCGGCAGCTCAAAGCGAAGCTCGTCCACCTTGGCGCTCCGCACACCGCCCAGATACAGCGTCTCAATGTTTGCCCGGAACGTCGAACCGTTGTCCTGCAGCTTTCTGATCTTGATATCCAGTTGGCTCACAGTTTCACTCCCTTCACCAATCGGGCGCACTCCTCTATCGATCCAGAGGTCTATTTCAGATTTGTGCGCCCTTCCTGCCCCTATCCTATCATGCCCCGCCGGGTGCAACTACCCCGGACATACAAAAAAAGGGAGGCCGTTCACCCCGAACGGTCTCCCTTTCTTCTAAGCAGGGCTCCCCCAAAAAGAGCAGCAACGTGAACTTGGCTCCCCTACTAGGGGAGCTGTCACGCAAAGCGTGACTGAGAGGTTCACCTCACCCCTGCCCACTCATCCTTGCTGTTCTTTGCCTGTTCCTCCTTTTTTGCCGCGTCCTTCACCCACTGGGCAAAGTTCTTTTCCTCATACATGGCCGTCCCGTCCTCTTTGGTCAGGCTCGTCAGCAGCTTCTCCAGCTTCTCCCGGTCGTGGTCGTTGCCCGCCAGATACTCTTCCTTCACCGCATCGGTGATCTCGCTCTTGATCTGGCTGTCCGCTTTGCCCGCCGTCCGCAGCCGGTCGATCTCGTCCTGTACGTCCTTCCGCTTTCCGGTTTCCAGTGCGTCCGTCAGGGTATCGTACACGCTGCCCTCGGTGTTGCCCGCCAGCAGCTCGTCTGCCAATTCGTTGATCACACCGTAGCTGTTACCACCACGCTTGTCACCGGTCACAAGGTCGATAATTGCATCTCGTCTTGCCTGATCCGATTTTGCGGTTTCACTGACTCCCAGCCCATCATACAGTTCACGAACAATTTTTCTGGTTAGTTCCTGCCGCTTCCGGTCATCACCCTCGTTCCGGGCCTTGGCCGCGTCCAGAACGTCCTTGTTGTACTTCTTCATCCGGGTCTTGAGCTTGCTGGTAATGGTCTTTTCATCCTTCCCCATGGCTTCCAGCTTTCCCAGCGCTGCCGCCGCTTCCTCGGTGTTTCCGGTCTGGATGGCATTGTACAGCCGATCGTACTGCCCGGTGGCGCTGGCGGGCAGGGAATTCAGGCTCAGCTTCTCGCCGTACTTTGCGCCCGTCACCGCATAGGCTGCATTTCCGCCCCACTTCCATGCCGCTTCCAGCAGCTTTGCCGCATTCCCGGCCGGCAGCCCCTTCAGTTCCAGTCCGTCCTCCATAAAGGTCAGGGCCGCTTTCCGCAGCTTCTCGTGGTATGCTTCCAGCTCTTCCTCGTCCATCTCGCCGGTGTCGGTGGCCAGCAGCTTGTACAGCCGCATCGCCTCAGTTCCCAGGTCATTGACAGCACTCAAGTTCGGGGCACTGACCACATCATAGTCCTTGCCCCCGGCCACGTTGCCCACAAAGCTGTACAGCTCGCTGCCGTACAGGAACGTGCCTGCTGCGCTCCCCACATACAGGTCGGCGTACCGCTTCAATAAGCTCTCTGCGGTAATGTCGCCGTTCTCGTCCTGTTCCCGGTCCCACCGGTGCAGCAGGAAGTCCGCGCCGATCTTCATGGCCGCAAACACTGCCGTCTGCACGATCTGGCTGGTCACCGCTCGGTTCAGGTTCTTCCCGGCCCGTTTCAGCTCTGCCCGGTTCTCCTCGGTTGGGTCTGCATGGCTGCGCTCCCGCTTAGCATTGTAGGCCAGCACCGCATCTGCCAGAATGCCGTAGTTCTGGAACCGCTGGGTCGTGAACATGGTCAGGGTCCTCACCAGTTCGTTGTCGCTGCGCTGGATGCCTGCCCGCTGCATGGTGGTGTAGTTGGGCTGGGTCTCCTCGATCACTCGCTGATAGGTCTTGTTCACAGCTTCCCAGTAGGCATCGTTCTGTTCGATCTTGGCTCCCCTAATAGGGGAGCTGTCGCCGGAGGCGGCTGAGAGGTTTTCATCCGTCAGGCCAAACTCTCCCGCGTGGTGCTCCACATACCGCTTGGAGCCTTCCCACAGGGCCGCCACCGTGATCTCGTCCACGCCGTTGATCCAGCCCGTCAGCTGCTTGGGGACCTTCTCCATTCCCTTCTCCGCCGCACTCAGGTTCTTCCCGATGCTTTCCAGCTCGCCCCGCTGACTGCCCCGCAGGCGGTATTGCAGCAGCGCATCCCCGTGTTCAGTGATCTCTGCTTCCAGCGCTGCCCGCTGCTTGGGTGAGAAGTTCTTTACAAAGGGAACCACCGCCGCCATGGTGTCCGCACCCAGCACAGCACCGGCGGTCGGCAGGGATGCCGCCTGCGCAATGGCCACGCCCGGGTTCAGCGTCAGGATCGCGCCCGCATAGTTGCCCCGCAGCTTGCCCAGCGCCGTCATGCTGCTCTTCCGGGTTTTCTTTCCCGGGCTCTGCAGGTCAACCAGCAGTTCTTCCACATAGTCTACTGCATCGCTGCCCCACTTCTCCTCCAGGATACCGTCCTTCAGCACCTTCAGCCCGTCCTCAGTCTCGATCCGGCTGTTCAGCACCTTTTTCACATCCCGAATGGCCGGGGCCAGGCCCGCGTAGGCTGCCGTGTCCCGCAGGCTCCGCTGCACCACGTTGTTGCACTCCTCCAGCAGGATGGGCTGTGGACTTTTCACACGGTTCTTCAGGAAGCCCCGTCCCTCGATGGTCGCATCACAGTGTTCTCCTTCGATCTGTTTTACCAGTGCCGTCTGGTTCACCGCAATGGGGTAGTAGTTCTTCACGGTGGCCCGCTGGTAGCCCAGCAGCTTCATGCTCGTCTCGTTGATCAGGTCGGTGGTGTAGCTCCCGAAAAAGTTCTCCATGCTCCCGATCCATGCCCGGTCGTAGTCGGTCAGGTTCTTTTCAATGGCACTCACAATGGTGTCCGCCATGGGTTTGCCCTCGCTGTCGGTCAGCATCCCGATCCGCACGGTCTGGCCCTTCTGGTAGGCTTCCGCGATGTTGCCTTTGTTGTACTCCACTGCATCCGGCACGGTAAAGCCGCCGTTCATCAGGTGCTCCTTGCTGTCGGCGTTCCGCAGGTGCATGTACAGGCTGCACATCTGGGCATGGGTGAGGGGTACAGCCTTGCCCCGGTTGTCCTTCAGGCCAAGGTCTACCAGCTTTGCCCCCTTGCCTGCAAACTGTTCCATCTGTTTCAGGTTCTTTTTGCCTGTCACGTTGTCGAACAGGTGGGTTCCCTCCACAAGGATCTCCGTCTGCCGCCGCTGGCCGTCGTTCAGCATGGTGCCCAGCTTCTCCATCTGGCTGTTCTTTGCGTAGCCGCCCAGCATCCGGAACACACGGGTACCGCCCAGCATATCCAGATTGTACCTCGTCAGCATCCGCCGGAATTTTCCGTCATTTCCCTTGCTCCGGTTCACCTCCACCGCCGCTTCTCCGGCGATCTTGTCCACCGCTTCGGCTTTCTGCAAGCTCAGGGTCTTGTTTGCCGTCCGGATCACATGCAGTGTGCTGGTCGTAATGGCTTTCAGCATCCGCATCTGGTCCACCGTCATGGGCAGATAGGTACGGTTCTCGGTCTCCCGGATCCGCTTTCTCAGCCGGTCACGCAGCATCTCGGCCTTTTCGCTGTCCGGCAGTGCCTCGGCCTCTGTCAGCTGCTGGTTCAGCCGGTCCAGCTGGGCCTCCTTGCTGTCGCTCAGGTCAGCCTTCAGGGCATCGATCAGGTTGGCAATACCGCTCTTCTCCCAGTCATTGCTCATCTCCGTCACCACCGGATGGTTTGCATCCCCGTATTCGGCCCGGATGCTGTTTGCCAGCGCATCCAGCCGGTTCACGGCATTCTGGTTCAGCAATGTCATGTCCGCCAGCTTTGCCACTTCCAGCGCCCGCAGGATCAGCCGGGGCTGCACATATTTGTCCTTTGCAGGCCGCAGCACCATCTGGTTCAGCTGGGCAGCATTGGCCCGGATGGCCCGTTTCAGCTCGTCCTTCTGCCGACCGTCCCGGGCTTTCTGTACTCGCTTCTCAGCCAGCTTCTTGGCAATGGCAATGTCCTCGTCCCGCTGCTGCTGGGCTGCAGTGATGGCGATTGCGTTTCGTTCCGCCTGCTTTTCCTGCCACTCCTGAGCTTTGCGCTGGTTTTCCTGCTCCCATTCCAGCAGTTCGTTTTCCTGATGGATCAGCTGCCACTCAGCCCGATCAGCCCGGCGCTGTTCTCCTGCCACCTGGTGAGAAAGGTTCCAGTTCTCCCGCTTCAACTGTTTGTTTTCCAGCCGGATCTCGTCCAGCATCTGCTGGCGTTCTTCCTTCAGCCGCTTCTTTTCGGCCTTCCACTCCCGTTCGTAGGCTTCCTTCAGCACGTCCAGCTTTTCGGCCATGTCGCCGTAGTTGGTGATGTCCAGCCCCAGCGTATCCAGATTCTGATCCAGCAGCTTTTCTGCTTTTTCATTCCGCTTCTGCTGTTCTGTCCACTGCCGCAGTGCTTCATCTCGGCTTCCGTTCCGGCTGTTCTCATACATCCTCCGGTTGAACTCCCGGTTCTGCTCCTTCTGCACCTTCCGCAGATCCTTCAGCGCCTGCTCCGCGTTCTCCTCGCCCACGGCAGCAGCCACAGCCTGGCGCTGCCAGCGCTGGAACCCGTCAAAGATGGCCTGTGCATCGGTCATCTCCGGCACGTTCAGGATATCACCCAGCATCCGGTCGGCCAGCTCCACTTTGGCATCCTCGTACTCGGCAGCATCTGCAAAGCGGCTCATCATCCTGGGCTTGATGGCATCGTGCACGTTCATCAGCACATCCAGCCACTCGGTGCTCTCCATGCTGGCCGCGCCGTCCACGCCTGCCGCCTGGGCCGCGCCCCGGAACAAGGCCGCTGCCCCTTCCTTAGTGCCGCCCATGGCCCGGGTGTCGTTGACGATGGCTTCATACACTTCCGCCGGGTTGCCGTCCCGCACACCCTCTGCCTGCCGCAGCTTCACGCCGTGCTTCCGGGCCTCGGCCACCGCTTCACTCCACGTCCCGTACCGTTTCACCAGCTCCGCCTTGGCCGGGCCGTCCTTGTTCACCGTGTAGCTCAGGTCGTGGTATTCCGGGTACTCGTCCCACAGCTCGGTGTTCCGGTAGGTGGCCCCGCTCAGTATTTCATCTGCAATGGTCTCAGACAGCGCGCTGGCCTTGCTCATGCTGGCCCCGTCCGCCGTCATGTACTCCACCAGCGCCCGGGTCTCTCCGGCAATCTTTGTCCGGTCGGCCCTGCTGCCGTTGGCCTTTGTCCACCGCACCGCCAGCCCGTCAATGGAATCCTGGCTGATCCGCACACCGTGGGTCACACCCATCATCTGGGCCAGCGTTTCCATCGCCGCGCTGTTGTCCGCAATGGCCCGGCTTGCCTGCCGCTGGGTGTTCTTCCGCGCGTCCCGTTCCGCCTGTTCGGCTTTGGCCGCCAGCTGGTACCGGAATCGTGCCAGGCTGCTCTCTGCGGGCAGCTCACCTGTCTTGTAATAGTCCCTGATCTCCCGCACAACACGGTCAGCATCAATGCGGCCGCTGTACTCCTTGCTGGCTGCAACCCTGCCGTCGGTGGTGGAAATATCCAGCGTGAACTTTCTCTGTTCACTGCCCAGGCTTCCCACCATCTCACGGATCTGTTCCAGCTGTGCAGCGGTCGGGGCTTTGTCTGCGGCCAGGTCAACACCCGGAGCTTCCGCCATCACCCGCACATTACCGTCTGCCAGGAACTTGTTCAGTGCGTCCGTCCCTTCCGATACTTCCGCCGGGCCGAACACACTCATAATTTCCCGGTGGTCGGTGTCACGGGTCTTATCATTCCGGGCAAAATCCAGCATCTGCCCATCCGGCAGGATGTATCCGGCCCGTTCAAATTCACTCGTCGTGCCAAACTGCTCCACGGCCAGCTGACGGCGATACTTCGCCGCACCGCCTGCTTCCTTTGCTTTGGCATCATAGACAGCCTGCTGTTTCTGCTTCTGTTCATTTCTCTGGGTTTCCAGCTTGGCATGGGCTTCCCGCAGTGCATTATTCACTTCACCGATTCGGTTTTCAAGCTCTGCACCACGCTGGTTAAAGTCCTTCCGCTTTGCAAGGTACGCCTGGTATTCTTCACTGGCCTTAAACTCCTTTGCCTCGGCAGAGAACAAACCCAGAGATTTTCTCTTCGCTTCAATCTCCTTTACCTCGGCGCTGTTCAGCCAGTTTGTTCGCTCTGTTTTCAGAGCGTTTTGCTGGTGTTCCAGTTCTCTGCTTTCTTTTTGAAGTGCCGCCAATTCATCCACATTTCCAGCAGAGCCGTCACTCAGCTGGAACCGCACCGATTTCTTCACAGGTTCGCTGTTTCCCTTGCTTTCGGCATTTTCTTGTGCTATACTGTTTTTAGCAGGAAAGCTCGGGCGTTCACCGCCCTCCTCGGTTTTGAGTACCGTGTCAGCGCTTTCCTGATAAATAGAACCCTCCGACCCTCTGCTCCCCGAATCTTCGGATTCCATGTGGGCTTTGCCGGAGGGTTCCGTAAAACCTCCTTGCAGACTACTCCTTGAATCTTTGGATTCTACGTGGGTACGCATGGAGGTTTTATTATTTGTAGATTTTATATCTACAATATCATAGAAAATCTCCCGGTCATTTGCTTTGAAGGCAGTCAGAACATCAGCTTCATAGGCATTCTGCCCAACCACAATTTTGATTTTTCCACGGTTGAATGCTTCCGCATTCTTGTGGTTTGCAGGTTCTCTGTAGACTTCATCTGCGGTTTTAATAATTTCATCCAGATTTGCAGCCATCCGCATTTTATCTGCATACGTTTCTTCGTTCGTTCTTTGAAGCGCCATTGTAGATTTAGAACGGACAAACTCACTTCTTCCATCTTTATGGTTCAAAATTGTCCAGCCGTTCCGCTCAAAGCCATTCGGATACCGTTCTTTGATGGCCTGCTTCACTACGGTTTTCCAATCTTCCTGTGGAACACCGTTCAGGATATCTTCATCAATTTTGATGTAGCTCTCTCCGTCGGCATCCTTTTGGATCGAAAAACGAATATTGCGTCCTTCCGCCGCGCTCTCTGTCTTGAGGGCAGCGGCGTTTTCTTTTGCACTGCGCAGGTTGTCCATCGCTTTTTCAGCGTGGGCAAAGTATTCGTCCTGCAAAATTCTGCGCTCGTTCTCGGCCAGACGCTGGGCCTTCAGGGCCGCCCTGTTGTCTGGGTCAAGGGTCAGCACTTCCTTGGCCCGGCTGATGATGCCGCCCAGCATCTCCTTCACCCGGTTCATCACGGTGCGGATGGTTCCGGCCCTGCCGCTGTTCTTCTCGGCCTGCCCGCGCTGGAACTCTACCCAGCGCTTGAAATCGGATTCATTGGAGAAGATGCCCCGCCAGGCATCGCCCACCAGCTCCTCGGCAGCTTCCTCATAGGTCAGATTCTGCTGGGCATAGTCGGTCATCTTCTCCCGGATCATCTCGTCCACGGTCTCAAAGCCGCTGCTCTTGGCCAAATACAGCAGCGCGTGATCCTGCAAGGCCTTGGCTCCCTCGCTGTCCAGAGCGTTATACCAATGGTAGTCCTCATGCAGCACCGTTCCAAACACGTCATTTGCACTGTCACCAAAGAAAATGCGTCCCGTTTCTGTGTCCACATACGCCCGCACCCGGCTGTCTGCCTGCCCCGCACCGTTCTGAAGCACATTCTTCAGCACCGCCGTGGTGCCGGTTGCCGCCGCGTTCAGCTCGATCACCTGGCTACCAGCGTCGCTCGTGTTGCGCAGGGTTCCCTTGTAGATGGTCTCACCCCTGCCCGTCAGGCTCTGTTCCGTCAGAGTGCCGCCCAGCTGGCTCTTGGCCCACCGGGTCTCTGCCGCATCCCTGCCGTAGGTGTAGGCGATCTCCAGCGCGTTCCGGCCCTTGAGGTTGCCCAGCACATAGTTCACGTTGGCCGCCATGCCACTGCCGGTGCCCGCCAGCTCCAGCGCCTGGTCAAAGGTCTTCACGTCCTCCATCTGGCCCAGCCGGTACAAAGTGGATGCTGCCGCCGCATAGCGGTCACTGTCCACGCCTTCCGGCTGTTTCCGGCTGATCTCCTGTGCCGCCTTTTCGCCCACCTTCCAGCTCCGCAGCACCTGCTCCGTCCGGGCCTGCTTCTGGCCCTCCGTCCTCGGTGCCTCCATGCCGTAGGTCTCCCGCATCGGGCTGTTGCTGCTGTCCATCCCGTCAAGGGTGCTTTCTTCCACAGGGACCGACTGCATCACAACCTGCCGGTCAGCTCCATTCTGCGCAGTCAGACCAGTGTTTTCCGCACTGCCAAGGGCTAACGGGTTGCGGCTGTCAGCGCTTATGCGATGACTGATGGGTTCTGCGCCGTCCGCCGCTGTTTCCGTGGGGCTTTCCACACTTTCCCCAGCGTTCTCAACCATCGCCTGTCGGTTCGTGGCTGTTTCTGCCGTGTGTACCACAGGGTCATCGTTCACCTGCGTCTCGTTCACAATGCCGCTGCCCTCAGCCGCAGGGCCCGCCGCTTTCAGGTCAGCAGAGCCTTTTTCAGTCCCATCAGACTCCACCGACATGCCAAGGGCCCCACTATTAGGGGGGCTGTCAGCGCTCACGCGCTGACTGAGGGGTTCCGGTTCCCGCGCCAGCTCCTCCCGGCGCTGGTGTTCCTTCAGCGCCTGCTCGTATTCGTCCTGAGCGGCATACCGCTCCACGTTGCCCCGCAGGCTGGAATCTCCCGCGTTCATCCTGGAAAGCCCTGTGCCCACAGCGCCGCCCAGTGCACCGGACGCGCCGCCGGTCAGCCCCGCTTCCAGCGCCTGAACCAGCGTGTCCGTTGTAAACATGGTCTGGGCAGCTTCGCTGTCTCCCAGGGCCGCATCAATGGCCTTGTCTGCGTAGGTCTCCACAAAGGCCTGCACGGCGTTGTCAATGCCGCCGGAAATGGCGTTGGCAACTGCCGGATGTGCCGCCGCAAAGGCCGAATCCCCAGCCAGCGCCCGGATCTTGTCTGCCACAGCTCCCGCCACGGATTTTCTGGCGTAGTCCGCGCCCATGGTTCTTGCCAGATCAGCCGCACCCACGCTGTTGATGGCCCATCCTGCGCCAAACTTGGCCACGCCGCCCGCCAGCGCCTTGCCTGCGCTTTCGCCCTTGGCCGCGCTCTTGCCCATGGCATCCGCAGCGCCCTGGGCACTCAGCACCGGCAGCACCGCCGCCGGGTTGATGGCAGCCACTGCAAGGTTCTCTGCCGCGCTGGTCGCCACGCCCTGCACGGTCCGCTGCACATCGGTCAGGCCGCTCTGGGCCGCGCCCGTCAGCTGCTGGCCCCGGTTGTACAGCTGGTAGCCCACGCTCTTCTCCGTGTCGATGCCACCCTTTGCTTCCGTTCCGGCAATGCGGCTGCGCATGTCCTCGATCTCCTGCCGGGTAAATCCCTGCTGCAACAGGTCGCCGGTGCTGTACTTGGGCTGGTAGTCCATGTCAGTTTCCATCAGCTGGTCATACAGGTTCTTCTCGCGGGGGTTCCGGGCAAGCTCTGCTTCCAGTGCTTTCCGGTTCTCGCTGCTCTGCCGGATGTTCTTTCCGGCCTGCACCAGGTACTCCGCACCCATCAGCGGGGCAGCGGCCACGGTGTCCGCAACGCCGCCCACGGTGTTTGCCGTCCGCCGGGCCAGCTGCTTCCACTCCGGGATTTCTTCCATGGTGTCCAGATACTCCCTGGCCTGCCGGATCTCCGTGTCCGTGTACCCCAGCTTTTTCAGGTCTGCCGTGCTGTAGGTGTTGCCCACCTTCCCCTTGATTCCCGTGGTGCGGAATGGGTCGATGCTACCATCCCCGGCGCTGGCCCCGTTTCTGCTGGTGCCGGTCTCGGCATAGCTGGTATAATTGCTCTTCTTTTCCAGCAGCTTGTTCACAAGCTCCTGATTCCGAGGCTGGTCAAACCACTGGTTGGCCTGGTCAAATTCGTCCGGCTGGCTGTACTCCGCATAGCTGTTCTTCAGCTTCTGGGCCTGCTGTCCGTACCACGTTCCCAGAGTATTCCCCGCCGGGCTCACTGTCACCTTCTGCCGGTTCAGCTCGTCGCTCCGGCTGTCCATGGCATCCGCAAGGCCCAGGTTGTTCCTTGTCCGGTAATCCTCCAGCGCCGTGGAATATAGGTCGGTGCCCGTCTGTCGGCTCGTTGCTTCCTGCTGTTTTTGTGCACGCAGGGCAGCAGCGTTGCCCTTTGCCCAGCTTGTTCCCGTACTGCCAAGGTCTAACGGGTTGCGACTGTCAGCACTCTTGCGCTGACTGAGGGGTTCTGCCCCGCCCGCTGCTGTTGCCATCACAGTCTTTTCCTGCCGCTCTTTTTCATTGCGGTTCCGCAGCGCAGCAGCACTTCCCGATTTCCATGCCATCCTGTTTCCTCCTTAAAATCCAGCGTTCTGCATTGCCCTGTCGATCACATCGTCCGATGCACCCAGATTCATCAGCCGACTAGCGATGGTATTTGCATCCATTCCCTGTTCCTTCCACCCCTTTGCATAGCTCAGGGCGTTGCTGTACGGCATTCCGGTACTCTTACCCGTGCTCCCTCCCGTGGTTCCCCCGGGCAGGGCCCACTTGTTCGGATTCGCCAGCGGGGCGATCAACCCGCTGCCAGTTCCGGTCGCTTCTGTTGTGCCCGTGTCACCGTCCGGCAGCATTCCGGCGCTGGCCAGAATGTTCGCATAGACGCTCTTGGTCGGGTCATCATCCTTCAGGCTCTGATACTTACCCAGCGCCGTCAGCAGTTGGCTGTTTGTCCACCCGCTTCCGCTCTTGCTGGAGCCGCCGGATCTTCTCGAACTTCCGCTGCTCTTCGTAGCTGCCGCCTTTGCCAGCTGGGTCGCCAGCTGACGTTTTGCAATGGTGCCATAGGAACCGGCTGCATTGCTGTCCAGCCCGTACATCTTCAGCAGGTTGGCCGCCGCTTCCTGATTTCCGCTTGCCACCAGAGAAGCCGCGGTGCTCAGAACACCTGCCTGATCGTCCCGGGTCACCGGTGCGCCGTTGTAGTTGGCAAAGGCGTTTGCGTTCAGGCCGTACCGGTTCAGCACGTCGCTGGCCGCATCCCCGGCTCCCTGGGTGTACAGGTTGAACGCCTGCTGGTAAGCACTCAGGGCATCGCTCTGGTCGGTGCGGTTCTTGTTGTATTCCCACTGTTCCCGGGCAAAGTCATTTTCCCACTGCTGCTGGGTGTACCCCTTGTACCCATCGTAGGCCGTCAGGGCCGCCGAGCCGATGTTCTTTACCGTGTTCCAGAGGTTGTTCCAGTAGTTGTCGTTCTCATTCCGGGCCTGTTCGCTCTGGTTGGCAAGGAAATTCTGCCACGCCGTGTAGTTGGCAAAGTTGCTGCCGTAGGCACTGCGGTCCAGCGCCTCGGTGTTGGCCATGCCGGAAAGGGCACTCAGCAGGTCGTTCTGCTGGTTCTGGTATTCGCTCAGTGCCTGGCCTCTCAGGCCGGGTACCGCATTGTCAATGCCGCTCAGCGCCTGCTGCTGGCCCTGCTTTGCCACGCTGTCGGCGTAGCTGCTGCCATACCCGCCCGCCAGCATCGCCGCGTTGGCCTGGGCGTTCTCCGCGCTGGCGGCAGCATTGGCCTGGGCCTGGGCGCGGTACTGCTGGTAGGCTTTGCTGCCGGTGTCCCAGTCGAACCCGCTGCCGATCTGCCCGGTCAGGCTGTCCATTGCGTCCTTGTTCCGGCTCACATAGTCCGCCGGGCGGTTGGCATTCCATTCCCGTTCTTCCTGTTCCGCCTGGTTCTTTCTCCGTAAGGTATCAAATAACATGTCATTCTCCTTTTCTTCTGCCACACACCGGTCTTCAAATCACGGCAAACGCTTTCAGCACCCACGGCAGCATACTTGCGCCGACCTGCAAAACGTTCCCCCAGAAGTTGGTGTTGTTCGCATCCTTCTGCTGGTTGGCCCCCACCGCGTTGGCATATTCGGTCTGGGCACTGTTCAGCTGGCCATAGTAATTGTTCAGGCGGGTGTTGTAAGCATCCTGCGCCAGCTTTTCCTGCTGCTGCAAAGAGCTCAGCCGGTTGCTCAGATCACTCTTCTTGGTGGCATATTCGTTGTAGGCCTGGCTGTATAAGCTGTCTGCCACGTCCGAAAGCCCGTTCATGGTGCTCTGGTAGGCCGTCTGCCCGCTGGAAGTGCCCCAGCTGTTGCCGTAGCCGCCGCTGCGGGCCGAAGCATTGGCGGCAGCGTTCTCGCTGGCCAGCTCCGCACCCCGGGTGTACTGGTTCTTGTACTGCTGGTAAGCTGCGTCCTTGGTGTAGTCGTAAGAAAAGCCGTCCCGGTTCATCTTGTCCAGCTGGCTCTGCGTGCCGCTGATCTGGCTGCCGTACTCGCTCTGATACTCCCCGGGCTTCTGTCCTTTGATGTAATCCAGATTGTTCTTTGCCGTGGTCACCCGGTCGTTGCTCTGGGCGTACTGGTAGCTGTTGGAATCGTTCTTTCTGGTTCCAAACACGCCGGTGCCCGCATTCTTTTCGCTGTTGCCGGTAATGCTGTCATACACATCCCCTACCATCAGCCCCACATTGTGGCCCGGGATCAGGTACTCCCACCACTTTCCTCTTGCCATCTTCTCACTGTCTCCTTTCGTCTTCGCATTCCTCTAAGCAGAGCTCCACCTTCGGGGGAGCTGCAAGCAACTACACCGCAGGTGCATTGCGCGCTGAGAGGGTTACTCCACCTTCAGCCCCATGGCCACCAGCTTGTCCCGCATGGTGTCGCTGAAATTTGTCTCGTCCAGGTTCTGCATCATGTACATCATCTGGTCCCGCAGCTGCATCAGGTAGTTGTTGATGCTCCGCCTGTCCTCCGGGGCCATGTTGTCACTCAGTTTCGGCATGGCGATCTCGCCAAGCCTCGTAATATCTGCCATATAAAATCTCCTTCCTCTAAGCAGGGCTCCCCCTTCGGGGGAGCTGCAAGCAACTGCACCGCAGGTGCATTGCGCGCTGAGAGGGTCATCGTTTCGGTTCCCCTCCGGCCACCCGGTTGCCCCGGCTCTCTGCCATGCTGAACGCAATGCTCCGCACCGCGATCTGCCCGGTGCCCTTGATCCGCAGCCGCATGGTGTCGTGCCGCTCCGGCACAAAGGGCAGGTTGACCCGGGTGTATTTGTTCAGAACGGCTGCCTGGCCCAGTGTCTCCCAGGCCCCGCCCTCATAGCTGGCCTGCAGCTCCACAACGCTGTACGTCAGGGCATCCACCCGCAGAAACACCCGGTTGATGTACTTGTCCGCCGGGACGTTCAACCCAATGTCGCCGCTCACAGCCTCAAAGCCCACCTTCTGTTCCAGATTCGCCTTTGCCGTGTCGGTGTCCCGGTCGGCCTCCCGTTCCGGTTCGGTGGCCCACAGGTTTACGCCGTCCCACTGGTAGAGCTGCCGCCCCGTGGAGCACATTGCCCAGCCGGAAGCATTCTCTTCTGCCGCCGTGTCCTCCTCGTGCCAGAGCCGCCGTTCGGTGTCGTAGACCAGCAGCCGGGTCTCGTTCCGGCCCGGCACCCGCAGATGCAGGTAATACCGGGTGTCCAGCACACCGCCCACCGCCCCGCGCACGTTCATCAGCCAGGTGTTGTCCAGTCCACCGCTGATCTTCACCGGCAGGCTGCCGTCCCAGGCCATCACGCCGTCAGGGGAAAGGTAGTACAACACTTCCGCCAGCACGCACATGCTCTTGCTTGCCTGCTTGGCCACGCCCCGGCACTGCACGCTCACCAGCTGATAGTCCGCCGGGCGGCTGCCGTAGAGCTTGTGCAGGCAGTTCTCCTTGAAGAACAGCACATAGCCCATGCAGGTGGCTGCACCGGTAAAGGGGCCGTCGCTGCCCACGTTCACGGCGTAACTGTCCGAAGCAATGCCCCGGTAGCTGTACCAGTTGGTGGGGTCGCCCAGCTTGCAGCTGTAGATCACGTTCTCCTCGCTGTTGCAGCCCCATACCCGGTTTGCGTTCTCGGTCACATATTCCAGCCGGGGCACCCGCCGCCGTGCGGTAATGGCTGCACCGCCCGCTGTGGCGCTCTCGCTGCCGTTCATGCTCTTCCAGGTGGTACCGCCTGCCGTCACGGTAAAGCTGCCGTAATAGCGTGCGCTCTCGGTCTTTGGGCTGCCGGTCAGCACAATGCTGTCCCCGTCCATCTGCTCAATGGTCACCTCGCCGTTCACGCCCTCGGCCAGATACTCTTCCACCAGCCCGGGCACCTGCTCCACCGTGATGGTATCCCCCTTCTTAAAGCCCGCAGCGGCCAGCCCGGGCAGGGTCATCTTCACGCTGTTCAAAAGGATCTCCGCCCACTTGCCGCTCTTGGCATCGTACTGTTCCAGCACGTTCACATAGGCCCACTTGCTGGAAGAGGAGTTCTGTTTCAGAAACAGCGTCCCGTCCGCCGGGCCGGAAGGTTCCGTGGTGCCCACGCTGCTCACGGTGTAGGTCTTGCCGCCCGCGTCGCAGGGGGCAATGGTCACCGTGCCGGTCTGGCTCCATGCGGCGCTCAGGGCTTCCAGCTTTCCGGTGGCCGTGTCAAAGCTCTTGGCATCCGGCCAGATCAGGATCTTCGTGCCCATGCCGATCATAATTTTCTCGCTGTCCGTCACGGCATTTTCCAGCACGATCTCCCCGCCCGCAGCCGCGGTGGCCACGTCGTCCTCGCTGTCCTCGGTGTAGCGCAGGGTGGTACCCTCGCACAGCAGCAGGCCGTTCAGGTGGTACATCCCGTTGCAGCGGCCCATAGCCCGCATGGTGCGCCGGGGTGTCCGGGTCTGCAGTGCGGGGTATCCCCGGCTGGAAAAGTTCTTCATCTCGGTAAACTCCGCCTCGGCGCATGCATAGCTTTCATTCAGGCCGCCAAAGGCCGTCTGGATGCTCTTCCCCGTCGAGATGCTGTATAAACTCGGCAGTGCCATCTCAGTACCTCCACTTCGTGGCCATCCTGGGCAGGTAGGTGTGCCTGCACCAGGCTGCAAACTCCTGCTGGTTCTCGTTGGCCAGCTGCATCTCGTTGGCATAGCGGTCGGTCTCGCCCAGGGCCGCGTCCATCTGGGCCGCCAGATAGTGGGCATAGTAGCTGTCGTAGGGCTCCGGCAGCAGCAGCTCCGCGTCCTGCCGCAAAAGTTCCTGCTCCCGGTCGTATAAGATGTCCGCACCCACGGCATCAAAATCGGTGGTGTCGCTCTTGTCCACCACGCTCTTTCTCAGCCCCGCATCCGCCTGCCGCAGCCATAAGATCTTCAGCTCGCGGTCAAACCCGTTGTTGGGCCGCAGCTTGTCGGCGGTTTCGATTGCTTTTCCTACTGTCACGCTTATCCCATCCTTTCACATCTGCAACCCGGGTTGCGGCTCCCAGCGTCCACTTCGCACAAAGCTTTGTGCTCGTGTTCTGCTGGCCGCGGCCCCAACAACTCCTCCCTGTTTCCGCCACTGGCGGCGGTCGTCGTCGTTGCAATTGCCTTTCCTACTGTCATAAAAGACCTCCAAACAAATAACCCCCGGCACAGCGTGTGCCGCCGGGCCGGGGGTTCTCAAAAATTACGCCTTATTCGCCAGCTCTTCCATGCGGGCAGCGGTCTGGTCGTCCTGTTCCTGGCTGTGGCGGATGACCTCCGCCACCTCCGGGGGCACCTCAATGTTCTTGCCGCGCTGCAACTGGTAGTTCACACCGTTCACGCTCACGAACAGGTCACCCTTGTACTTCCCGCCGTCCGAAAACAGCCGGATCGTCTCAGTCTTTTTCTTTGCTTCTGCCATATCCATCAACCTTTCCCGTAACTTATTTCAAATCGGCGCAGAGCAAAAATGCGGTTAAGAGATCTTCGCGCGTATGCGCGAATCTCCAGCATTTTTGCTTGGAGCCTTCTTCTTCGGGGTTACTAGGGGCGAGCAGCCCCTAGTTCGTGCCTCCCGCGCTTCGAAAGTAGCGGGTGCTTTTCTGGTTCTCTTTTGGCACGCAAAAGAGAATAACCCTTTTAGTTTGCCTCAGCCGTTGCGCTGTACCGTGCGCTGCAGCTCTCAATGCGCACCATGTACTGCTCCACCAGGCGCTCAGCGGTCTTGTGTGCCTTCCAGCCCACAGACGCACGCTGGTTCAGGGGGTCGTCACCATAGCCCAGCTGCTTCACGATGTGCTCCAGGCCGCCACCCTCGATCTCGGTAGAACCGTAGGCGTGGGCACCCAGGATCAGGGTGCTGAACACGGCCAGACCCGCCGGGCAGCCGGTGCCCTTCCAGATCTTTGCCTCGCTGGTCTCCACAAAGCGCACACCGTGCAGCGTGCCGATCTCGCCGTTGTAGATCTCGTCCGGCTGGGCGTACTTGTGCACATCGATCCAGTCCGGGTCGCGGCGCAGGTCATAGGCCACATACGGGTGGATGATGCCCACAAAGCTGGTGCCGATGGGGTCAGCGTTCATGGCCTTCAGCTGGGTGGCCGCACGGGCGATCAGGTCGCTGGTCAGCTGGCAGGTCGCGTCCAGGGTGGCGCGGCTGGTCACAGCGGTCTCCGCGCCGCCTTCGCCGATCTTGGGCGCATAGATCACATTGGTGCCGCCCGCCAGCACATCACGCACGATGGTGTCCAGGGTGCGGCCCGCCTGGCTGGCAATGATCTTGGTTGCCTGCACGATGTTGTTGTCAATGGCGGTCAGCTGCAGCGTGTCGGTAATGGGCACCCAGCCGCCGTACTGCCTGACTTCAGCGGTAACGGTGGAAACGTTCATGGTCTGGCCGTCCGGGGTCACACCCTCGGTCAGCGGAGTGGTGGCCTTGGGCAGGCTGTCATACTTGCGGAACTCAATATTCTTGCCGCCGTTGGCCGGAATGGGATACGGGTCACCGAACTGGTCATGCACCAGGGCAGGCTCTGCCTGGTCGATCAGGCGCTTCTCGTAAAAGGTTTTCATCTCGGCACTCATGCCGGATGCGCCGGTGGTGTTCTGGTTCTGGGTGCTGGCCGTTGCAAACATCTGCAGATCCAGCTTCATGGTCTTGTCTTTCATGGTCGTTCCTCCTGTTAATTTATATTTCCTCTAAGCAGAGCTCCCCTTTCGGGGGAGCTGCAAGCAACTGCGTCGTCAGACGCATTGCGCGCTGAGAGGGTTACAACGTAATCACTTCACCCCGCATGACCCGCTTCTCCATCTCTTCCATTTCCTTGCGGCTCATGTGGGATACGTCGATCTTGGTCTGCACCGCGCCGCCGGGGCGGGTGCCATTCTCGCCGGGCCGGGCGTTGCGCTGCTGCAGCCTGTTCACCACGCCCTGCTCCACCTGCCGGGCCGTGGCGGCCTGCTGCTGTTTCAGGATGTGATCAAAGTAGGCGCTGCGGTAGGCGTTTGTCATAGAAACGCCCGACCGCATCATCTTCTCCACCTCCGGGTTCGCCAGCACCTCAGCCATGTTGAAGTCGGGATACTGGGCTTTCAGCTGCTCCGCTTCCCGGTCCCATCCGGCCTGCAGCTCGGCAATGCGGGCCTGCTGGGCACGCTGACGCTCCATCTGCTGGATCATCTGCTGCTGTTCGGTCAGGTGCTTATTCTGGCTTTCCAGCTTGTCCAGCTCCCGGGCCGTCCTGGTGGAAACGCCCTTCTCCATGGCCAGCTTCTCGTAGTAGGCATCGTCCTTCACCGCGCCGTTCCGCACAGCCTCGGTCAGGGCCACCAGGTCGTTGGCATCCGTGCCGTACTTTTCCTGCAGCGCCTGCATCAGACCCTTCATGGCCGGGCTTGCTTCCAGCCGCCGGGCCGCTTCGGTCACGGCGTTCTGCATCAGCTCCTCGGTCAGGTCGGCATACTCTCCGCGCAGCAGCTCACCAAAGGCTTTCCGCCGCTCCTCCGGGCTCTTGGTCTTGCCTTCGCCCTTCTCCTCGCCGTCCTTGCCCTCGAGTTCGTTCTGGTTCTCTGCCGCTTCCTCGTCCAGCTCAGACTTTTCCTCACTGCCAAGGGCTCCCCCCTCGGGGGAGCTGGCGGCGCTCTGCGCCGACTGAGAGGGTGAGCCCTCTTCCCGGCTGCTCCGCTTCAGCACCCCGCTCCGCCGGGCCAGCCGCTCTTCTGCCGGCCGCAGAGCAGGCTCCTGCACTGCTGGGGCCGCATCCGCAGCACTGGCGGTAGCAGCGGCAGCGCCGCCGTCACCGCAGCCCTCAGCAAACAGCTGAAGGTTTACCATTTTCTCCTGGCCGTCCTTGCTTTTGTCCTCATAGTGGATGTTTTCCGGATATCTCTCCGCCAGCAGGGCAAGACCCGTCTTTGCAAACTCCATTGCTGTCAGGTCTGTCGGGAAGATGCTGCCGGTCAGCTTCACCGAAACGCGGGGCCCGGTCGGCTCATTGTAGGCACAGCACTCGGCCTCGTCACAGTCAGCCAGCACATACACCAGCGTCTCCATCAGCATGGATGCACCCGCGCACACGATGTCCTGCCCTCTGGGCGCATAGTCTGCATGGCCGAAAACTTCCAGCCTGCGCACCCGTGCACCAGTGGGCTGGTCGAACTCTACATACTCTGCATGGATCATTCTATCGCTCCTTCTGAAAATCACTTATTCGGATTATTCACGTTCATGGCCCGCTTTGCCGCCTGGGTGGCCAGGCTGTTGCCTCCGCCGCCCACCACAGCCCCCAGGCCGTTGGTCGCCGTCTTTGCGGTGGTCTGTCCGCCGCTGCCGCCGCCCGTGGTTCCGGCCGCCTGTGCAGCGGCCCCGGCCATGGCGCTCATGTTGGTGCCGTTCTGCTGGTCAATGATGGCGCTCAGCTTCTGCAGCTGCTCCATGGCCTGCTGCAGCTGGGTGTACAGGGTACCGTTCTGCTGCACCCGTTCCCGCACCTTTTCGATGCCCTCAAAGTCCATCATATCCAGCACCGCCAGCGCCGCGTCAGCGTTGGCCGGGGCAAACAGCCCCATCTGGTAGCACTCCTTTGCCGTCTCGTTCTGGGAAAGGCGGCTGAAGGTGCTCTTCTTGGCAGCCGATACCGTGATGTCGAACACCGGCTCGTGGCTGCCCAGCTCCACCCCGCCGATCATGCCACCCGGCTGGGGCTGCAGCATTGCCCCGGAGAACTGCACATACTCCGGCTGGCCGCTGTCGCCGGTAATGCGGTAGACACGGCTCTCGTCGTAGAACTGCCGCATCAGGTCGATGATGAAATAGCACTCCTTTGCAAAGGACCGGTAAGCGCTTTTCAGCATATCACGGGAGAGCTTCGAGCCAGCCTCCTGCAGTGCCGCAATGGCAGAAGCCGCGGTCAGACCGCTGGTGGTGCCGCCCTGGGAAACATCCCGGTTGCCGCTGATCTCCTTCAGCTCCGCCACTCTCGCGTCCCGGTAGGTGATCAGGTTGCCCGCCAGCCCCGCTGTCTGTAAGGGCCGCAGGGTCTCGTCCGTCACCCGCCCTGCCGCGTGGACGATGTCCTTGCCAAAATCGGCCAGCTCCTTCTCGTTGATGCCCGCACCGTCCTGGATGATGTACCGCGCCTTGGCCGAAAGCTTCACGTTCTCGTCCATGGCTGCGTTCATCTCGTCAATGGCGGTCTGGGTGTCCTTCATCACGTCGATGTACCCAAAGCCCGCCGGGCTGTCCTCTTCCACGAACAGGGTGTCGAACACAAAGGGGTACTTGCCGTGGTCGTAGAATCCCCGGTCAGCAAGGGCCGGGTCGTTCTCGCTGGCGTAGAGCACCACACCGTTGCAGAACTTGCAGTAGTGCAGCAGAGGCGGGCCGTTCTCCCGGGCCTTTTTGTAGTACCAGTCCACCACCACGCTCTTGTCCGAGGTGTCAATGCTCTGGTCGTGGATGTACTTTGCCACTTCCAGCGTGCTGCCGGTGTGGCCTTCCAGCTGGGGGTACTGGGCCTTCAGCTGTTCGTTGTCGGCCACCGCCAGGCTGAACAGGTGGGGGCTGTCCTGGATGTCCATCACGCCGGGCTCCCAGTACATCATCAGCAGATCCATGCTCTTGATGGAGATGTCTCCCACGCCGTTCCGTAACCCCGGGTCCCAGAAGATGCCCTTCACGCCGGTGCCCTGCTTGAGCTTGCGCCACCAGGTGTCGCTGTACACCTGCTCGTATTCTGCCTGTTCCAGCAGCACCGGCAGGATCTTGGAAAGCACCTTGGCGGTCTGCTCGTCGTCCGCTGCCCGGGGCAGCACGTTGGGTTCCGGGTAGTTGTCCATGGCATCCGCGTGCTTGTTGGCAATGCTGTTGAACAGCCACCCGCTGGAAGGTTTGGGCTTGCCCTCCATCATCTCGTTTTGGTAGTTGGCCCAGTGCTGCATCCGGAACCACAGCTCGTTATCCACGATCCGCTTGTCCAGCGCCGCCTTGCCGGTCTTGTATCTCTGTAACAGCGCCGTGGCCTTCGCCACCTGCTCTGTGCCGATCACGTCGGTCATACTCTAAAAAACCTCGCTTTCTTCCCCAGCTCCAGCGGGTCATCCGGCATAGGCTGCACCGGATCTGTCCGGGGCGGGCTGAGGGGATTCTCCATCAGCACATACCGGCACTCGTCGTAGATGTGATCCTCCTGGTCGGTGTCAATGTCCTCCACGTTGCTCTCGCTGTATACCAGGTTCGGGATGGTGCGGATAAAGTGCTTGCAGGTGTTGAACACCTGCAGCATGGGCCGCCCGTCCGCCTGGAACGCCAGCCGGTAGTGGAACTGCATCTTGCCCGCCAGCCGGGTGTGGTCGCCGGGAGCCCAGTGCAGAAAGTTCGGGCTCTTTTCCTGCATGGCAGCAATGCTCTCGCCCTGGCTCTCGTTGAAGATGGCCGGGTCGGCCACGCCCAGAATGGTGCGGCCCCGGAGCATGGGGTCGTTCTCTTCTGCTTCCCGGATCATCCTCGCCTGCTTCACAGGGTCAGCCTTGATGCCCTCGTTGGGGGTCCCGGTGCAGCCGTACAGCTCCCGGATGCGGTAAAGCCTGCCCTCTTCGTCCGCCGCATACCACCCCACGGAAAAGGGCTTCGAGTAGCCGAAATCATACCCCCGCCAGATCTTCCAGTGTCCCGGGATGCGGAACGGGCGGATCACATGTGTCCACCGCTGGTCGTCGTAGTGGGCCGGGTCGTTCTTCCACTCGGTGAACACCTGCCCGGTAAAGCTGTCCCAGTCGCCGTAGAGCAGGGCTTTCTTCTCCGCTTCCGGTAAGGCTGCCAACGTACCCAGGTAGCCCGGGTCATTTTCCAGCAGAGCCGCGTTGTCAAACACGGTGCTGGGGATAAAGATGCGGGTCCGCCGTTGCATGATCTCCCGACCGTCCGGGGCCTTGGCCTTTACCATCTGCACCATCCGGGTGCCGGGCGGGGCCGGGCTGACGAATCTGGCCTTCACCCATCCGTGGCCGATGCCGCCGGGGTTGGCCGTGGCCCGGGTGTAGACCCGGGTATCGGGGCCGTTGGGTCGGTTTCGGCTCAGCAGGTAGCTGTACTCTTCCCAGGTGAAATGGGTCAGCTCGTCAAAGCCGATAAAGTCGTAGGCCTGGCCCTGATAGTTGTACCTGTCCTGGGCGTGGTTCATGCTGCCAAAATAGATCTTTGCCCCGCTGGGGAAGGTCCAGCAGTGTGTGCTACTGTTGTATCGGGCTTTTGGGAAAACCGGCTTGTAATACCGCATGGTCTTGTCAATGAGCTCCCGCAGCTGGGGAAACGTCTTTCGGATGATGAGCCCCCGGTAGTGTGGGATCTCCACCTGCCGCAGGGCCTCGATCACCAGCGCGTCGCTCTTTCCGCCGCCTGCGGCCCCGCCATAAAGCGCTTCGTTCTCGGTGCGCTGCATGAACCGCGCCTGGGCGGGCTGTGGTGACCAGATCACCGGTCTGCCGTCACGCATCCTCTGTGCCGCCATCCACTTCCACCTCCTGCTGGCCGTCCGTCTCACTGGCTGCCGCGATCTCCACCATCGGCGGGCCGCTCTCGCTGTCGGTGTTCTCCGCCGGGGCCATGGCAGCAGCCTTTTCGGCCACTTCCATCAGCACCTTTGCCACACCGGCCGCGTTCTTGTCGCTCATCACCCGGCCCTCGTACCGTTCCAGCTCGGCATTTAACAGGTCCCGCTCGTCCTCGTAGAGCCGCAAGTTCCGGGTTCCGGCTCCTCCATACACCACAAGCCCGGTCTCGGTGGCATCCGCCAGCTCCTCCGGGTCATCCTTCAGCAGGGTGCCCACGGCAAAGTTCCGGGCCCGGGTGTCCTCGTCCAAACGCCGGTGCAGCCTCTCCGTGATCTGCGCCGCCCGTTGGCTCTCAGCGGCCCGGCCCTGCAAAAAGGTCACCTGTGCCCGTACCCCCAGGCTTGCCCGGATGGCAATCTCCCGCGCGGCTTCCTGTCGGGCCTTTGCAAAGGCATCACTGCGGCCTGCCTCCTCGCTCATCCAGCTGCGAATTGTCGATTCCGGCACGCCGTACCGTTTCGCCACAGCGCAGATGGAGTTGGAGCCCAGCATGGCCATTACCACCTCTGCCCGGAACGCCGCCGGGTATTTCTTTCCCCGTTGCTTCCCGGCCACCGTGTTCTTGCAGTACGCCCGCTTCTTCGCCATGCTGTCACCCCCCATTGGCGCATTCCTACACTTGGCTCCCCTACTAGGGGAGCTGTCAGCGCCCAAAGCGCTGACTGAGAGGTTTGATTTTCAAATCCATGCGCCCCTTTGCAAATATCCTATCACGCCCCGCCGGGTGCAACTACCCCGGACATTTGCCCGCCGGGCAGCAGCCCTGCATCCGCTGCACACACTGCCACGGTGCTCAGGGCTTCCAGCTCTTTGGTGTAGTAGGTCGTCCGCCCCACATACAGCCGGGCGATCACCTTTTCCTCGGGCATACCTTGCAGGTAGCGCAGCCGCAGCAGCTGGGCGCATACCGGGTCATTGCGGTCGTACCAGGCCAGCACCGCCCCGATCACCTGCGCCCAGGCAGCACAAACAGACCCCTCGCCATATCGGCGCAGAGCCTGCCGGGTCGCTTTCTTCTGCTCTTTTGTCACCGCTCCACCTTCTTTTCGCATGGGTATAACGCGCAAAATACCGGTGTTTTATCTGTCAGGTGCGAAGAATCGCAGCCTCCCGCCGACGCAGGATCACATAGCATTGCGGTTCCAGCCGTTCCCAGCCGTTTCCTTCCCGCTTCGGGCTCTCATGCAGCCCGCCGGGCTCCAGCACGATGCACTTTTCCATCTTCCAGCCGGGAAACCGCTGCTCCCACCACTTGGCATCGTTCTGCTTTTCCCCGCAGGCGGCCCGCAGCTGTTTCCGGCTCCATCTGCCATCGTTGGGGGCCTGCTCAATGGCCGGGCGCAGGTTGGCCGTTTCCACCCACAGCCGCTCCTTGTGGCCGTAGAAGTAGCCCATCGTGCCGTATTCGCCCTGCACACTCTTGCCCAGCAGCTTTTTCATGTCGATCCGATTCACGTTCATGGTGCCCAGCGGCTCAAACTCATTGGAGCCGGGGATACGCCGCCGCCACAGATCCTCCAGCATCTCCCGCCACTCCCGGCGCTGTGCCGCGGTCAGGCCCTGGCATTCCGCAAAACCATGCATGTGCAGCCGTCCTGCTTCTCCCTTGCGCACCGCCACCAGCATCAGGCGGATGTCCTCCCGCCTTGCCCCGAACCGCTTGCAGGTGGCCGCCATCACCCGCCGCTTGTAGTTCTCCACGTCTCTCCGGCAGGCCAGAATGTCCTCCGGCAGAAATGGATCCTCGTATGTACCGGTCAGGAACATTCCCGCCGGACTGAAATTGGTCAGCGCCTTTCTCTGGCGCTTGCGCAGGGAAGCCATTTTGTTCTTCGCCTTCTGCCCCTCGCTGGATTCCTTCCGCTTCTTGCCCCGGCCCCGGTGTTCCTGGGGGATGATGGAGAACACTCCGACTGCCATGTAGTCATCCCCGCACTGGTATTTTTTCTCTCGGATGTAGTTACAGCGCATCCCGGTGCCCTCCTGCTGGCTTTCACTTTCTGCTGATATTCTCTTTCCCGTGACCCCACCGTCACAGAAGTAACGGGTATACTAGCTCCCCAAAGAGGGCCCTTCCCCCTCTTTCTTTATAAAGGTATTATGAAACGTAACGGATACGGTGGACGTGTCAGTCCATCGTATCCGTTGCTCTTCATAATAGATCAAGGTGTTTAAGGCGTGGCGGGCTTTCCTTTTTCCGCCCAGTATCCGTAGGTCAGTTCCGGCTTTCCAATTTTCCGGGCCTTCTCGTTGTAGATCATCAGGTCATGCACATCGTAGGCCAGGGCGCTGGGGTCGATCACGCCGCCAATGGGCTTGCGCTTCACCTTTGCCGGCTGATCCGGCAGCTTCATGGGGTGCCGGATCCGTTTCTGGCACAGCTCCATCTCCATCCGCGTAACGCCGCCGGGCTTGTACACGCCGCCCCGCTTGCGGTAGCACTCGTGCACTGTGCCCTCGCTGCCAAACAATCCCTTGTCCTTCAGCTCTGCCGCCGTGCCCTTGCCCAGCAGGGTGCCGTCCGCACCGTAGCAGCTGTACACCCGCACCATCCGGGTCTCGGCCCGCTCGTCCGCGCTCAGGCCCTCTGCCCGGGCCCTCTCCACCCGGTCGTCCTTGGTGCTCTTCCGCTCCATCTTCCACCGGTAGTTCTTCGGGCTGGGGTTCTTGCACTTTTCCAGATTATTCCAAACACTGCTCAGCTTGTTCACATCGGGAAAATATCCCTGCTCCACCAGCTCCACGCTGGTGCCCTTGGCCACCACCTCGCCGGTGTCCCAGTCCATCAGGGTGTATACCCATCTGCATCCACTCTGCATCTTATCGTCCTCCTTGATCCTTGGCTCCCATATCAGGGGAGCTCTGCAAGGCGCTGGCATAGCCAGAACGCAGCGGTGAGAGGTTGCTTCCGGTAGCCGCTGCCATGGCATCCGCACATTTCTGCCGAACACTCTCTTCGTTCAGCACATTCAGGCTCTGGCGGCAGGCCTTACGGCCCGCTGCCATCATCACGGCCCGCTTCAGAAACTCCGCTTCCTGCTCCTTGTAGCTTCGGCTCAGGGTCTGCACTGTCTTTTCATCGTCCACGTTCTCCACCACGATGTCCTCAGTCTGCAAGGCATCGCAGGCGCAGCGCCGCAGCTTTTCCATGGCCACATCCAGCCCGTCCGTCTTGCCCCACTCATTCAGCTGCTCGTAGTTGTGGCGCATCTCTGCATACAGCCGGTTCAGTCGGTCTGCTCCAAACCCCAGCTCCTGCACACAGGCCAGCGCCATCAGCTGCCAGGCCATGGTCGCTGCCCGGTCGCCCACCATTTTCAGCTGCTGCTCCCGCCGGGTGCGGGGTGTCCGCAACGCAGGCACCCGGAATTCCGTCGGCACGCCCTTGGGGATCGCCTCCGCCCGCAGCCGCCGGGCCTTCTCCGTCTGGGGCATCCCGTTCTTGTCCGGCTGCATCACCACAGCCAGGCTCTGGCTGCCCAGCAGCTCCTTCCGTCTGGTGATCCGGTCAAGCCGGGTGCGGCCCAGCCCCCACAGCTCATGTAAGGCGATCTGCCCGCACCAGCAGGTCAGCTGCACCACGCTGTCCTGGGTCAGGTCCATCTCCGCCGAA